GTGTCTGCTAGGCCACGAGATGCTTCTGCGATAATAGTATTACGCTTGTAAGTCTCTAGTTCCTCAGCAAGTGAAATTGCATCACCAGTAGTTGCGTTTAGCTTTTCTTCTAATTCGCTTACTTGTTCTGCTAGTTCATCAACTAGGTCTACCTTAGATTCTGGAACTTCAACATAAGACTCAACGAATAGATCACGCATACCGTTCATGAAACCTTCAGCGATTTCGGTACGTAGACCAGTTTCGATTGCAACCTTGTTTTCTTCCATCCAAGTCTCAACAACATAGTTTAGGTAAGAATCGACCTTACCGACTAGATCGGTTTTGATCGTTTCGACTTCTTCAGCAAGCTCTTCTGCATACTGTTCTTCAAGGCGAGTTACTTCTTCCGATAGCTTCGTCTTAACTGCAGTTTCAAAAATGATTGCAGTCTTTTCCTTGAACTCTTCAGATAGTGTTGCTTCGCCTTCGACAATCGCAGATAGTTCTGCACTTGTGTCTAGTTCTGCGACATCTTCTAGGTCTGCGCCTTCACATACCTTGTCGTATGCTGCCATCAGATCCGCTTTCTTCATTTTTGAAGTTGCGCTATAGATTGCGTTGACCATACCAGCTTTTGTCTTTGGCTTCGGCGGTGCAACTTTTGAAGTTGCGTTCGATGCCTTATCGACAGATGCAATTGACTCTGGTTCAGAGGTTGCATTCGCGTCTGGCTTTCCTTTAGGTGTAGGAGCTTGTGCTTCTTCGAGAGTTTCCTCCACGATTTCGTTAGTTTCAATCTCGGTATCGCGGATTTCACCTTCTACTTGATTTAAATCAGTCATAGTGACTCCTTATAGTTTAGATTTGATTAACGAGAGGAAATTCTTGAATTCACGCATCTGCACTTCAGGTCGATGTGCAATTGGTGCTTGCTTAATTTCAGTCTCTATATCTTCAATGACTTGAGGTTGAAGTACTCCATTATTCCAGACCCAGTCCACACCTTCCATAATCCCATTAACAAATGCTTCTGGTGCGCTTGGATCTTGTACGATATCTACCGTATTAAGAATAAAGTCTTCTTTGACGTACATTACGCCGTTTCTACTCTCAAGACTTCCCATTCCACGAGTTGACACGCCTAATTGAACACCACCCTCTAAGAGACCTTTCACAATCTTACCCATCGGTGTATTCAAAATTTGTGCCTTTCCAACCACATCAGTACCCTCAAGTTTAAGGTCTGTGATGAGGTGAGAAACTTTATCAAGGTTAACAGTCGGACCTTCAGGGTGATTGAGTTCCCCGACGGCACGCTTCTTGCTAACCTGTTCACTAACGTACTTGTTTACCGCATTCTCCATAATGGCCTTCGGGTAAACACGTCCGTTACGATTCTTTTTGTCTGCTTGTGCAAATACACCTTCAATGACGAAATTCTTCTCACCATTCTCTTTGGCTTCAACGATGCATTGTAAATCGTTTTCTACGTATTCGCTAATCAGTTTCATTTTATTTTTCCTAAGTCCTTAAGGACCTGTTTTGCGGTTGACTCCGCTTCTTTCTGTGACTTGAAAACATCAACATGATCACCATCGATCTTCAACTCAAACCCTTTTGAGGTCTTAGAGATGACTACCGGATATCCACCCATCTTCTTGTTCAAGACAGTCTTAGATGATTCTCTTAATTGTCGAAACTTTTTCATTTCACCCTCTTTTCGTATTATTTATACAAAAAAATTTTTTAAACAGATTTTTTATTCTACTTCGACAAAATCTTCTTCTGGAATATCTTCAATTTCAGAGAAAAATTCTAAGTCATCTTCTTCAACACCTTCTTCGTCGTCGATCTCTGCGTATGGTTCTTCACCATTAAAGATCTGGCCAGCGATCGCAATCTTCTCTGCATCAAGTGTGTCTTGCACTTTAGAACCAAGAGTGTCTCGGAATAATTGATCCGCAGCGTTAAAGTCGCCTCGCTGCAATGCGTTAATTAAATCAAGCGTAGGGTTAACTTCTACTTCTGATTCAAGTTCATTTTCTAATTCTAGATCTAGATCTAGATTTTCTGCTTCACTCATAATTACCTCACTTTTCATCTTCATTGTTATCACCACCGGACGCCTCTGTCTCGGTGTTAATTTCTTTCACCATCTCTTCGATGTCTTTCTCATCGAACATCATAACGTTTTTCATAATCCAAGTACGCGAGAAGTATTCGCCCACATACTGTGAAATCTGATCCATTGTCTGCAGACGTTCACGTAATAGGTCCGCGTCTTTTAGTTCTGCGAAGTG